ACACAAAGACCGGTACTACAAGTCTTATATCAGTTTTTTAAAAAACACCATCACCTACACAACCACACCATGACATAATGCTACTGCTCTTCCCACCCACCCACCAATCTGATTCTACAGACTACTCACTTTGTTTTATCTGTCCTTCATCCTCCTCATATCCATTAGATGATGTATCAGCATTTTAATTAGTGTCATGATTATTATCATTACAACGATTGCACCAATCACATATCCAATTAGAGTAAGTATTGCTCTCACTGGCCCACCCATCCAACTAAACAACCCATCAGCCCACCCAAAGAAGCTCCAATCACCCACTCTTGGGTTGACAACAGTAGATTTTCCCCCATCCTCCCTTCTGTCATCGAATGGATTGAATGCTATCAGAGTCCCCTTAATCACAATCGGGCTCTCATCACCTCCACACCCATACATCAATGGCTCCTCAATTTCTGGTCTCCCAAAATGCATTGTCTTGCAGTAGTCCTTTGTCCCTGTTGACACATGAGTTAGGAAGTTTACAGACATGTCCTTGTTGTGTGCAGTGAGCACACCATCTTTATCAGACTTTATCTTAAAACAGACTCTTGCTCCCTCATTGCATGAGTAACACCCACTTATATTCAGGAATGAAGCTGAACACTTTGCAGTCTCGACTTCGAACTCAACATCATATCCATCTAGCACAAGAGTCAATTCAGCTTGTACAATGGCACTGCTTATTGCTTGTACAGTAGTTCTGTCCATTGATCCTGTGTATGTCTTCCCATTCCTTGTCTGTGGTAGAGCTCCTCTATAAAATACAGAGAATGGGTCGATTAAGGATGTTGTGCACTCCACTGTATCCAACATTGGCCTATACTTTATTAGGTTAGGTGCCCTAAGACATGAGCTGTGTGCAGCAATGACCGCTGATTCAGAACTGCACCTTATCTCTCCTATGAATCCTTCCCTTGGAATCATTGAGAACTCCTCATCAATCAGAGCAAACTCATTCTTTGATGACTTCATGAAGCTCATGCTATTACTCCCAGTTATTGATTCTGCGTCTAATCCCAAAGTGATTGAGCCCCACTCAGTAAATTTGGTGCTCATTCCACTCATCACTACTGTCTCAACGTTTCCAGATGGGTTCTTCACCTCGAATTTCAATCTGTGGACCCAGTCTACACAGCTAAAGACTTTCAGTCCCTCTGGTTTTGTACTCTTCAAGTAGGAATGGACAAACAGACACGAAGGGTTGATGTTGAAACACCCATACCCCACCCCACCACTCTGCTCAAAGCATTTGTTCTCATTCATCACAGAGTTATTCCCCATACCAGAGAATTCACTCGACAAGTCACTGTCCCTCCACTCTAGACATCTTGTTTTCTGGCACTCTGCCACCAGGTGGCATCTCCGAGAGCTCAAGCATTTTGGGCTGAATTGTCCTGTCCAGTATGATTGGCCTTCTCTGCAAGTCAGCTCACTTGCTAGTGTTTTTATAGAGATGTACTTCTTTGTTTCCCCTGATGGGCCCCTCAGAATCAGGCATGTCTCTGAGCCGATGGTCCCTGCCTTTAGAGTTACAGTTCCACCATAAGTGCATGTCATCTTATCATTCACATTTGCACATCTGGTTATCTTGCTGCTTGCAATCACTGTTTCAGAACACCCACAACACACCCCGATTAGGGCCATCATTAGGCCAATTTTGAATGCGTATCTAGGGATTGGCCTCATGTCAATTCTTGCATCACCCCTTCTTTGCCTCACATTCCTGTCAGCTTCAACATCTCTCCAGCCAATTTCATTATTTATGTTCTCCATGTTGTGATGTATTGAGTGCCTCACCTTGCGCACAATCCATAGCATCAGGTGTTTACTCCAGACTAGTGGCGATGCCAGCCTCTTAGGTATGATCTTTAGAATTCTTAGAATTCTAATGATTATAAATATCCCTAAGCTGCCTGCCATTGTAAGCATCATTATGACCATGAATGCACTGGCCACAGTGTGGCACTGGTAGTTTATTAGCCCATGCGCACATATGATACAGTCATGCACCTCACATGGATCTCTTGGTGGACACACGACAGTCACATGAGCGCTTATAGTGGGGTCATCATGTGATATGTGTATTCCAATTCTTCCTCCTGTTGAGGCAGATAGCCCAGGGTACTCAACTCTTATCTCAGTATCAGGTTTTTGTACTGATGTTATGCACGAACCATGAGAGCAGGCCACAGCAGAGATCATTTTAAACCCGATTGACCTTACCACTATCTCGTCCTTACCACATTCGGTCACACAAGTGCTACATTCTGATGTTCCTCTGTCGTCTCTACTATCTACCTCTCTCATCACACTTGTCTCCTCATATCCTATGCACTGTGGTTTCACCCAACTTCCCCCATACAGCACTTCTATGGGCCCTGCGCCAGGTGATACAGAGCAATATGCCTCAGCAAATTCTTTATCACAGTGATAATGGTTGCAGAACACAGCATCCCCCGTGCATTTCTTTGTCTTGCTGTCATCAACAATTTTACAATCCCTCACTTTGACCCTTCTCCATATCTTCTCGTTAGTGTCAATAGAGGATGACTCTCCAATTATCCTGTTGTATGTATGACACAAGAAAGCATCTGGATTGTGCTGCTCCTTATTTCTGATTACCAATGTATCTAAATACTGCTTTCCTTTACCATTCAGCAGAATGAAAGGCACCTTCTCATAGTCTTGTCTATGGTTGGTGCAGTGCTTGTACATCCTACCGCCAATCGCACACACACCTTTCAGTTTCATTATTGGTCCATTATACGGGCTTGTTCCAGCCTGGCACACCATATCTTGTAATGGCATGCTTGCTGTGGTTAGTGATGCAGAGTCTTTGAGCTTCACGCAGAACTTGCAGTTCCCTGACACCTCATGCCCTTCTTTACATGTCATTCCTGCAATTTTCCCGTCATTTGTCAGGTAATGCACACCTCTGATGTTTTCAGGACACTTTGAGTAGAAGTGCATTAGCTCTCCTGAGCACTCAGCTGGTGTTGAAGTGTCGTTAACAATGCAGAATCGTCCTGCATCCTTTTCCACTAGCTTGTCATGATACGCCTCTAGAAGACTCCTGTGATGCATGTGGGCATTGAAGAATGGGAACTTTTCAGTGTTCATCAATAAGTTGAAACCTGCACAGCTAACACCGTAGTCAACTGGAGAGCAGGAAGCATCAGTAATGCCGTCAACCACGTATTTTCCAGATCCTGGCCTGTTCTTGACGTGTGGGCACTTATTTCTGTTCTCATCAAAGACTCCAGAAGATGATGCAACACTGGTGATGGCGCTTAGCAGCAGTATTGACTTAATAGTTGTGCTGCTTGTCACCTTGAATTTCTCATCATTCTCCCTAGTCTGCTTTGAGGCAAGATTTGCTCTCCTTTCTTCCTCCCTAACCCGATCTCTCAATCTTCGGATTTCTTCTTCTCTCTTGCTTGCTAACTCCCTGGCTTCATTCATTTCATCATGGAGTCTCTTATTCTCTATCATCTTTCTTTGCAAACTTGCCCTTATCTCCTCCATGTCTTTCTCTTTTGTCCCTTTCCCCTCCACTTCCTTTCTTAGTCCCTCCAGCTCCTGATCCCTTTCTTTCAGCCCTCTTTTCAGGCTCTCCACCTCGTTCATTATCTGTTGATTTATTCTCACTAAGTCTCTCTCACTTGCCTGCACTTGTGACAGCTCTCTCAGTGACTCCTTCTGCAGTTTTTTATTCTCCTCCTCCAAAACCTTAATCAGCTCTCCTTTCTCCATTATCATTCTGGCTGAAAATGTTGAATTCTTCTTCATCTTTTCCAGCTCTCTCTTTAAGTTATGTATCTCATCAGAGTGCATGGTTTTCTGGAGAGTCAATTCCCCAATGCGTCTTTCATGCTCCTCCCTACTAGCCTCAATCTCCCTTTTTAGGTCATTCAAACTCTTGATCTTCTCTGACTCCACCTCACCAACTGCCCTATTGACTGCATCTTTTACTTTTTCCTCAACCTCACTGCTACTATACTTTCTCACAAGCCCCTTCCTCTCTTTTCCTCCACCCTGGCTTTTCCCTTCATCACCTTTGCCCTCGCCTGGCTCTCTGTCTTCCACCCTAAAGGCCACTCTGACAATATTCTTCTCAACTCTTCTCTCCTCATCACAGCTGACATGTGCCGGTTCTGAGTTCTCTAGCTTCCCATCTGATGATATCTCAATTTCATCTCCAATCCTATTTCCACACAATAGTACATTACTGCTTGTCGGATCTGATACTTCCTTAATCAGGTTATGAATTTCATTCTTTGATATAGGGGAGAAAACTCCATTTACCTTACAAGATAGCACATCGTCACCCAGCTTCCCAACAGCATCATCCCAAAAGTGAGCTAGAAAGGCTGCATTTGTTGAACTGCTGAAGCAGTCCATAGTGCTGCCTGACTTTGAGATGGTCAGCAACTCAAAAGCAGCTTCTGCTCCCTTCAAAACTGCCAAAATCCTAACAATTTTATGCATTGATTTATTTTGTACCGCCTTTGTGT